TCTTTGTTTTTGGTCTAGGTTTTTTAGTTTGTGCTGATGGTTTTATCTCTATCATATAACGCTTGCCTTTTTTGGTTTTTATGATAAAGTCAGGATAATACTTGTGAACTCTACGATCAAGTGGATTAACGTATGGTATGGCCAATTCTTCACTTGCCCAATAGATAATATCCTCATTTCTATCACAATAAACCATAAACTTACGCTCCCAATTAGAACGATAGACTATTCTTGTTGGATCACCAGCATATTTCTTTGGATTGGTGGGTCTGTAAATACCTTTATATGTTGCTCTTGTTTTCATTATAAATATTACTAATATATAGGTTTATTTAGATGGCTTCAATTAAATTAGGACAATTACTTACATTAGGCGGTGGCCTTGTACAAGGCTTAGGCAGTAGTCAGTCTAATCAACAGACTAAAGCATTAGCTAAAGATTTATTAACAAAATCAAAACTAGAACTGCCTGCTTCAAAAGAGCCAACGGCTCATATGCAATCTAATCCGTTAGGTTTTTCACAAATACAGTTTCCAAGAGATTTAGGTAATAGTGAACAAGGTCACTATATGATATTTTATACAATATCATCTAAACATAGTACAGCAGCCGATTTAAAGTTTGCTGAAGATTTAGGATTAAGAGCAACAGGACAATTTGAAGGTACAAGTGAAGCTGATATAAAATTTAATTACAATATTCAACAATTAAGATCAAGTAGAAATGGTGAAGATGTTAAAATTGGTAAAGGTACCACAAATAATGTAAACTCAAAAAAACCAACACATAATATTGTAACAAGTGCCGTGGCATTGTATATGCCTCCTGGTATTAAAGTTTCATATTCAGTAGCAAATGGTCCTTCAGAATTAGGTATGGCAGGATTAGGTGCTAAAACATTTGCTGAAGCTTCAAATGCTAATACAGATCAACAACAAATTAATGCCTTTTTAAAAGGTGCTGGTGGTTTTATGTTAGAGGGAGTAAAAAGAGGTGGTGTTGGTATTGCTGAATCATTAGGCGGCGGTGATGTAAGAGGTGCCATATCAAAGATTACAGGTTTTGCTGAAAATCCATTTAGTGAAGTTGTTTTTGAAAAAGTAAATCATAGACAATTTTCATATACATTTAATTTACAAGCAAGAAACAAAGATGAAGTTGAAGATATAAACAAAATTGTACAAATATTTAAATTTCATATGCATCCTGAACTAGAGAATGATATATCAGGTGGTAGATACTTTAAAGTGCCAAGTGAGTTTGAAATTCACTATGCTTATCAAGGTGAAATTAACAATTATTTAAACAAAATCAGCAGATGTGTATTAACAGATTGCGTTGTAGATTTTGGCGAAGGCCAATTTACTACGTTTAGAAAATTTGATGGCCAAGGCGCTGCTCCTGTAAATGTGACTATGACATTGAACTTTACAGAAACAGAAATTATGACAAAGAACTTAATAGCACAAGGTTACTAATATGGCACAATATTTCGAAACATTTCCAAAAATACTGTATGATATTAATAATACAAAGAACTATAAACTTGTAACAGATATTTTTAGAAGAATTAAGATTAGAGAAAGTTTGGTAGATAATGCTGTTCTCTATTCTACATATGATGTACCAAGTGGTGAAACACCTGAAACAACGGCATACAAACACTTTGGCTCAACAGACTATTTTTGGGTGATATTAATTACAAACAATATCACAGATAGATATTATGGTTGGCCATTATCAGACCAAGACTTTGAAAATTATTTAACAAACAAATATTCAAATCCAGACGCCATACACCATTATGAAATTACACAATCAAGTGGTGTTCAAACAGGTAATGGACCATTTGATTTTGACCATAGAATAGAAGTAAACAGCACACAGTCAGGTGCTCAGTCAGTATCTAATAGAGAATACGAACAAAGAAAACAAGATAAATTGAGAAATATAAAATTACTTGATCCTAAATTTTTACCATTGTTTATAGAAGAATTTGAGAGATTGGTAAGAAGATAATGCTATGGCAGATATAAATGACACAAAAGATACATTAAAGTTTGCCGGTGATTTTAATTTAGATGTCTGTACATTAGTTTCGTATCGTAAATCACCAGACCAGGCTAATGAAGTCGTAAGATTTAATATACTTCCACAAGTAATGTCAGTTACCCTTGTTGAAGATATATCTTTACAATGTATTACAGGTGAAATCAATGTTTCTGATGCACAAGATATTCGTACTATACTCCCATTAACAGGTTTAGAAAGATTAGAACTTAAATTTTATACGCCAGGTGCCACACAATTAGATAGAGTTGAGGCCGTAGAAGGTAAAACAGAACCGTTTTATGTGTATAAGATTGAAAAGATACGACCAGCAGGTGGTACAGGTCGTCAACAAGTTTATAGAATACACTTTACAAGTAGAGAGGCGTATCGTAATAGTATTACAAGAGTTAGTAAGGCCTTTGCTGGACCTGTAGAAAATGGTGTAGCGGAGATATTATTAGATGGCAAATATTTAGATAGTCGTAAACCATTTTACGTAGAAGAAACCAAAACCAATCCTAAGTTTGTGATACCTAATGTAAAACCATTTAAGGCGATACAAATGTTGGCACAATCGGCCATATCTAAAAACTATAAGAACGCCAATTACCTGTTTTACGAAACAATACGAGGGTTTAACTTTAGAAGTATAGAATCATTATTGGCATTAGGTGGCCATACAGCCAGACCTGTTAGAGAAAAATATCATATGCAACCTGCCAATACAAGAGTAGGTGGTAATAAAGACGTTGTACAAGATATGAGAAACGTATCAAGTTATAGTTTTGACGATCCTGTAAATATCATAGAAAGTTTAAATAACGGCCTATTTGCCAATAAACTGATTACACACGATAGTTACCATAAAAAGATAGAAGAACACGAATTTGACTACCACGGCTCGTTTGGAGAGTATTACCACACCGAACACACAGATGGTGAAAAGTCAGGCATTAAGTTTCTACAACCGTACGCCAACTTTGATAATACAGAAAAGAACTTGTCTGAACACCCTTTGGCCAAGTTAATGGTGACTTCACAAACAAGTAAAATACACGATAACTATGAATTTGAAGACCAAGGCGACCTTGTACCTAATAGTATATCACAAAGAGAACAAATGGCAAACTTTAATTTAATAATGACTGTATCAGGTAATACAAGAATACACGCTGGTGATTTAATATCATTTGCCTTGCCATTTCAAAAACCAGTAGCGCCAGATGAAAAACAAGAACTTAATCCATACTATAGTGGCCGATACCTAGTGTTGCAAATAAAACATATTGTACCTGGACCTATGAGTAAAAACAAAAGACACGAGATGATTATGAGATGTGTCAAAGACGCCGTTTCCAACCCATTACCTGTTGAATCAGACAAAATTGTAGTTAAACTAAAAGACAAGAGTATAAATCAAGTTGTTAACGTATATGAAGACGACCAGAGATTTATAAGAAACGAAAACAAGGAGATAGATAAGTCAGCCACAGAAATACTTACAGGATAAAAGAGATTTCCGACGCTTCCGAGCGCTTAGGAACTGGCCATCCATCAGCAATTGAGTATATGGCCTACAAACTAACACAAATGAATGTGAAAGGCAAGTAAAACAAGAAAATGAACAATATAATAAACAAATTAAGAACTACATATAACCGCCTCTCAAATAGAATGATAGAGGAATACTATTATAGACAATATATGAGGCATTTCAAAGGAACTATGATAGATATAGATTATAAGAGGTGGCCAAGAGCTAAAGTCAGTCTGGCGACTGCCTGTTTCTATATAGGACAAGGGTTAGGCATAGTACAAGGGTATTATAGTGTGTTGCGTACAGGCCTGCTAAATAGGTTAAAATAGCGCAAAGTGAATGAATTAAAAGGCGACAACTATCGGTAAAAAATAAAATGAATGATGACAAATTTTTTCTTGGCCGTAACGGATTTATCTGGTTTAACGGCGTAGTCGAAGATAGGCAAGACCCACAATATCTTGGCCGTGTTCGAGTAAGATGTATTGGCTTTCATACGGCCAATAAGACAGAATTACCTACGGCCGATTTACCTTGGGCGATGGTCGCATTACCTATTACTTCGGCAGGTATATCAGGCCTTGGTTCTTCACCAGCGGCCTTAGTCGAAGGCAGTTGGGTGTTTGGTTACTTTAGAGATGGTGGTACTTGTCAGGAGCCGATTGTGATTGGTTCTTTGCCAGGTTATCCTATTGAGTTGGCCAATACTTCAAAGGGGTTTTATGATCCTAACGGCATTTATCCCAAATACAAAGATGAAGTGGACACCAATAGGCTGGCCGTTAATTTAAAAGATAATGAGGGTAATGAAATTAATCCACACTTGTCTTTAACATTAAGACGATCAACAAGAGAAA